CTGCTATTGAAGCACACATAGCAGAACATTTAGCATTTGAATATAGACGTCAGATTGAAGAACAACTTGGCGTACCTCTTCCAGCACCAAACGAAACATTACCGCAAGATATTGAAGTGGACGTTTCAAGATTGGCTGCTCGTGCTGCTAAACAACTCATGGATAAAAATAGAGCTGAAATAGCTCAACAACAAGCGCAACAGCAACAACAAGATCCGCTTATTCAGATGCAACAAAAAGAACTACAGATTAAGGAAATGGAGGCTCAAGCCAAAGCTCAGAAAATGCAAGCAGATACTGTATTGGAACAAGCTAAACTTGACCTTGAAAAACTAAAACTTGATTCACAAGAAAGAATCGCCGGTGCCAAGCTTGGTGCTGATGCAGTGAATAAGCAAAAAGACCTTGACGCAAAAGAGTTTATAGAAGGTACTAAGCTCGGAGCGCAAGCAGTACAGCAAGACAAACAACTACGACAACAGTCGCAACTTAAACCGAAAGGAGAATAAATGGACGAGGTCTTAAACCTTCTAGCCCAACAATTAGGCGAGGAAGAGCAACGCATTAAAGACGATTTATGCATGGGGAGAGCCGAGGAACATGCACAGTATATGCACGCATGTGGCATTATTCGCGGATTTCATATCGCTCAATCATTAGTCGCTACGCTTGCAAGAAAAACAGAAATGGGGGATGACGATGAGTGAAATCATAACACCCGACAATAAAGTTGTAGGTTTGAATGGTAAAGCAGTAATACCAGAAGAGCCAAAACAAGAAGAAAAACCGACTCAATTCCCTGAAGTAAAGGGTTACAGACTTTTATGTGCTGTGCCTAATGTTGAGGAGAAGTATCAGAGCGGTATATTAAAATCAGACAAAACAAAATCACTAGAAGAACATTCAACAGTGGTATTGTTTGTTTTAAAAATGGGAGATATGGCTTATAAAGACGAAGACAGATTTCCCACAGGGCCTTGGTGTAAGGAAGGCGACTTCGTAATCACTAGAGCATATTCTGGAACTCGTATCAAGATTCATGGTAAAGAGTTTCGTATTTTGAACGACGACGCCGTAGAAGCAGTGGTTGATGACCCCCGCGGCTACGAACGCGCATAAGGAGATTAGAGATGGCAGAAATTATTAACGAGGTTCCTGACGAGCTTAAGGACGACGACGGAAGTCAAGAAGTAGAGCTTAAGGAAGACAAAGAAGATTATGAAGCGGCGGCGAAAGCTAAAGCAGAAGAGCCTGAAAAAGAAACAAAACCAAAACAGGAAGCCCTAGATTTTGAAATTGAAGAGGAAGATGACACACCTCCGCAAGATCGAAATAGAGACCCTTTACCTGAAGAGGTTAAAGAAGAGTTAGAAAACGACACACTAGAAGACTACTCTGCTCGTGTGAAAGAGCGTATGGCTCAGTTGAAGAAAGCTTGGCATGACGAAAGACGTGCAAAAGAAGCTGAACAACGCCAGCGTGATGAGGCTGTTCGGTACGCTCAAGCGATTATCGAAGAGAACAAAAAACTCAAAACAACTCTATCAACAGGTGAAGAAGACTATCTTAAAACATTAAAAGATAAATATACTTCTGAATTAGCAGTAGCTAAAAAAGAATATAGAGAAGCTTATGATTCTGGTGAAACTGATAAAATCATTGAAGCACAGTCTAAAATGAATGATGCGCAGTTTAAATTATCACAAGCAGAACTAATTAAGCCTCAATATACTTTACAAAAAGAAGAAAATGAGGTACAGTTACCGAAAGAACAAGTACAGCCAACTTACCCGGAACCAGACGCCAAAGCACAAAACTGGCAGCAAAAAAATACTTGGTTTGGGACCGATGCTGAAATGACAAGTTTAGCTCTAGGCGTACATGAAAATCTTGTCAGACAAGGAGTTGATCCTACTTCTGACGACTACTACCATCGTATAGATGAAACGATGCATAAACGCTTCCCAGAATATTTCGGGGAATCTGAATCGATTGAGGAGAAGCCTCAACGCAAACCTTCTACTGTAGTTGCTCCAGCAACACGGTCAACTGGTCCTAAAAAGATTAGATTGACTAAGACACAGTTAGCTTTAGCAAAGAAATTCAAGCTAACTCCAGAGCAATATGCACGCGAATTAATTAAAACGGAGAACGCAAATGGATAACCGCAAAAATAGAGAAATAGATACACGAGAAGTCAAAGAAACTAAACAATGGGCACCACCGTCCCTTTTACCGGAAGTCAAACAACAACCGGGTTGGGCATATAGGTGGGTTCGGGTATCGCTCGCTAATGAAGCGGATAATTTAAATGTGTCCTCTCGTATGCGTGAAGGATGGGAACCTGTAAAACATTCAGAACACCCAGAAGTAAATTTACCGAGAAATCCTAATTCTCAATATGCAGATGCTATTGAAATTGGAGGACTCTTACTTTGTAAAATGCCACAAGAGATGGTTGATCAAAGAAATACGTATTTTAGAGAAAAAGCTGAAGCTCAAGAAAAAGCGGTTGATAACAACCTCATGAGACAGAATGACCCTAGAATGCCTCTATTCTCTGATAAAAAATCAACTACCTCTTTTGGGAAGAAATAATTCTTTAAGGAGATGATATTATGGCATCAACAGCCGCACCTTACGGGTTAAAAGCCGTAAATTTGATTGGTGGTCAGCCTTATGCTGGCTCTACTCGTCAAATTCCAATTGCGTCTGGGTATAATGTAAACATCTACAACGGAACTATTGTATCAATCGTAGCAGCTGGAGTACTCGAGATTGTAACTACTATTGGTACAGCAGCTTCACCATTCCCAGCAGGGACGGTTGGAGTATTCGTTGGCGTGTCTTACACAGACCCAAGCACAAAACAAAAACTATTTTCACAATATTGGCCAGCTGGTACAGTAGCTTCAGACGCTGTGGCTTACGTTGTGGACGATCCAGACGTTGTATTCCAAGTACAAGCTGACGGTGCGATTGACCAAACAGGTTTAGGAGCTAATGCCCCTCTAGCTGCAGTTCAATCTACATCAACAGGTTCTACAGTAACCGGTAACTCTAATGTTGCACTAGACGCGACTGTTGTAACAACAGCAGCTGCATTTAGAATTGTAGACTTTGTAAATGCACCAGGTTCAGCAGTGGGCGACGCTAAGACTGACGTTTTAGTTAAGTTCAATGGAACACAACATTCTTACAACAACGCAACAGGTATTTAATAGGAGAATAAAACATGGCAATTTCAAGAGCTCAGTTATTAAAAGAGTTGCTTCCTGGCCTTAATGCTTTATTCGGTATGGAATATCAGCGTTATGGTGAAGAGCACAAAGAAATCTACGAATCTGAAACTTCAGAGCGTAGTTTTGAAGAAGAAACAAAACTTTCAGGTTTCGGTAATGCACCTGTTAAAGGCGAAGGTTCTGCTATCGCTTATGACAATGCACAAGAAGCTTGGACAGCTAGATACAACCACGAAACCATCGCTTTAGGTTTCTCACTAACAGAAGAAGCTGTTGAAGATAACCTCTACGACACTTTATCTGCTCGTTACACTAAAGCATTAGCACGTTCAATGGCTAACACAAAACAAGTGAAAGCTGCTAACGTTCTTAACAGTGGCTTCTCTGGTGGTCCTACAGGCGGTGATGGTAAAACATTATTTGCTACAGACCATCCATTAGTATCTGGTGGTACAAACAGCAATACACAGGCAGTTGCTGCCGACTTAAACGAAACTTCATTAGAAAATGCAGTGATTCAAATCGCAGCATGGACAGATGAAAGAGGTTTATTAATTGCTGCTAAACCACGTAAATTAATTATCCCACCATCATTGCAATTCGTTGCGACTCGTCTATTAGAAACAGAGCTACGTGTAGCTACTGCTGATAACGACCTCAACGCAATCAAATCTAATGGTGCGATTCCAGAAGGTTATAGCATTAATCATTTCTTAACTGATACAGATGCTTACTTCTTAACAACTGATGTACCTAATGGTATGAAGCACTTTACTCGTACTCCATTAACTACATCTATGGACGGCGACTTCGACACAGGTAACGTACGTTACAAAGCTCGTGAGCGTTATTCATTTGGTTGGTCAGATCCCCTCGGCATGTGGGGCTCTCAAGGTGCTTAATCTGTAAGTACCCTCCTCGGAAAAGCCCAGTCCCTCTCGCTGGGCTTTTTCACTTTTACCTACAACTCATGATTATACTTAGGGTATTGATTACCTTACGTGGTAATATACCTTTATCAGCTATGCTGAAATTTAACTTATAAGGAGAACTATCATGGCATGGACAACACCTGCAGCTTCTGAAATGAGATTTGGCTTCGAAGTAACTATGTACGTTATGAACAAGTAATTAATTTC